CCATATCTTTGTCGATAGATGGCAAGATCTCACCGTTAACAAGGTCTTCTACGAACATGAGGATAGGGTAAAGTCCACGCTCACGAGAGTATTCGATCTTGTATTCGTTGTTAGATTGCTGCGCTGGGGATTTACCGTTAGCAGAAACTAAGTAATCAAGACCCAATTCAACCGGGTCAATTTGGAACTGAGCACAAACGATACGCATTAAGTGGTTGTTGAAGTTGATGTATTCCATCTCCTTCGCAGAACCGCTCATCGGTACCCATTGAACTTCATCAAGACCAGCAACGATTGGAGTTCTCCATGCATGCTGAGTTCCAGAGATAGTGTTATAGAATTGACGACGGAAGTTCATCAATTGAGCCTGAGTAACAGTTCCCTTTAAGTGGAGAACGCCTCGTGCTGCATAACCATGGGTAAAGAAGTTACTGTTGTAGTTCTCTACGTTCAAGTGATTGGTAATGTTGATGATTGCTAATTCCAGGGGCGAATAGCAATAACCGTTAGAATCAGAAAAGTTCTGTGGATTGAAGTTCTTAAAGATAAGATCTTCATCACCGAAGTAGTTCAAAGGCTGCATCATTTGAGATACTTGAACGTATTTCCAGTATTCATTATCAGCAACGTTAACTTCTTGGCTGTTCTTAGGATCGTTGTCAGAAAGAGGCTGTTTGAACGTTTGTTGAGCAGCTTTATCTTGTTGAACGATTTGGTCTTTCGACATGCGCTTGTTAACCAAGTACATAGTCTCAGCCGGAAGTGGACGGATACGGTGCAAACCACCCTTACGCGTCTTAACTTTTTCAATAGCAATGTGACCGAATGTCAGGGCATCGCGAGTAACCAGTTTAAGGAACTCACCGAACAACATACGATCTTCAACTGGGGTGCCTTCTTTGCGACCGCAGTTATACATGAAATCCTCAAGGCTAGCAATCTCTTGCATTTCCTCAGGACTGTATTCAGCGTTGTGATCTTTCTTTACGAAGCGGAATCCCATTTCATGGCGTCTGTGCTCAGGACGTGAGAAGCGCAAAAGGGTATCAACACGGGCCTGGATAATAGCAGAAACGAGCCAGTCACGAACCGAAACTTCTTTAAGTGACTTATTGCTAAGTCGTGACATCTTATGTTTGAAGTTATGGTTGTTACCCATGTTATCAAAGTAAGGGTCATCAATAATAGACTTACGACCGATTTCCTTACCGTTACCGTTTTGTTCGGCTTGATCGGGAAGGATATCTGCAGTATAGGCGCCAGTTACCATGTTAGTGGGTGCTGCGGTAGGCTCATTGTCAATAGTAACGCCATCGGCTTTTAACAGCTCGTCGACCTCACCTTTGATCTTATTTTTTAACCAATCATCCCAAATTGCCAAAGTGCACCTCTATCTTGCTATTCTACCTTAAAAGGACCATAAGAAGCCGCCCTGGCTTCCAGAGCTATCATCTGGGTCGTCTAAATCGTTCTTTGAACCAATCTTGCCCAGCTTAGAAGCATCCGGCTCATTTTGTTGAAACGGAATACCCTGTGTCGTTGCGAATTCTGTTGCGGTTGGAGTTCGGCTGTATGAGCCATCCTGTTGACGCAAACCCTCTGTGTTATCAAAGTCTAATCCGCCACCCAATATGATGTTAGTTTTACCTAACAACAGGGAAATAGGGTAACGCAAAGCATCCAGCCAGTGATCGTGATCTGTATTAGGAATGTCTGTAACCATGCCGGCAGCATCTAGCTTATAGTGATATAAACCGAACTCCGTAATGATGTGGTCACATTCTTCGTCATTGATAAATAGCTTAGTCTCTGAACCACCAGGAACCTTAAGTAGTTTCTTGATGATCTGGATACCAGCCATGATCTCTGGTTTCTTAGCATCGTTCGCAGTTGGCAAGCCTGCCTTCTGCATCTCTTGAATCGCACCCTGATCCGCTTGATCCGGTACGTACAATTGAACGCGATACTTCAAATGATACTTAGTCTTAATATGATGAATCCACGCAGGAGACGAAATCTGAGTCATACCATCAGTCTTGACGATATAGATATTGTCTCGCTTATCGATGAAGAAGAATACGACAGTGTTTGGAGATGAGTATCCCCAGTCAATCCCGGCGTAGCATGGAAGACCCATTTCATGACATTTAGCCACGAATCTATCATGTGAACACTCACCAGGGTAGTCTTTACCAGTGAGAAGCTTCCACATTTGGTCCCAAGTCTTAACGTGAATCTTTTCCTCGAACTCGCGGAAAATAATACCTTCAACTGAAGGCTTCAGGTTCATCAGCTGCGCAAGAGCCCAGTCAGCACCTTCCGCTTTAACCTTTTGAATCAAATCGACATCTAAGTTCTTCAACATAGGTGACGTAGACGTTTGATTCTTTGCATCTGTCAAGCAGATAGAGAAGATCGGGCATGTAGCGCAACCTTCAAATCCCTCGTACATCGTGTATTCTTTTTGCTTTACTAATTCTTTTTGGAGATATTGGTACTCAGTAAGAGTTTCCATCTTGTCTTGGTTGACATAGAGTGGGATCTTCTTAGTTCCAGAGCGAGCGTCATCACAACGCTCCATGAATTCAAACGCAGTCCAACGACGAACAGTACGACCTTCAGCCGCAGCATTCTCGATCTGCTTATTCATTAGACCGTAACGAGACTTACGAGTAGAGATACCTACACGAAGAGCCTTCTTACCGTTACGGCTATCGAGCATTCCTGAGATCTCTTTGAAAGCCTTTACACCTTCACCCGAAACCGTATCGATCTCATCCACGACCACGAGAGGAACGTGAGGGCCGTTACAAGCCTTGAGCGTACAAGGAATAACTTCCAGCGTGATCTTCTCTCCACCGATATTAAACAGAGACTTCGACATGTTGGCTTTTTCCAAGATGCGTTGGTCTTCCGGAATATCTGGAGGTGTAACGAGAGGTTTCAGCTTGCGATTATATAGAAAGTTCTTTTGGTACGCATAGCAACGTTCAGCCTGGTTCTGGATGGCTCCAACGTGAACAACTTCGCGCTTATCATGGAACATAACCAAAAGCTCGGCGATCGCCATTCCAAGGGTCTTTCCAGATCCTCGACCGGCAACGAACAGAAGCTCTTTGATGTTCTCAGGGTTATTCTTGTTCACGCAGATATCGTAAACTTCCCAAATAACCTGTAAGGGATTCGTATCAGAGTAACGGGATACAGTGACGTCAGGCAGTTCCAAGTTAAGGAAATACTTAATCCAGCCTTTGAGTTCGACTTTCGTCTTACAAGGCTTCAACAGGAGCTTACGCTCCTGGTCAAGTGTTAGTTTTGGCGCTGACTTCTTCTTAGCCATTATTCTTTACCAGTAGGCGTCGGCATAGCATCGGCCAGGGCCGTAATGTCGAATTCCTCTTCACCATCATCGTCAGCCTCGATCTTCTTAGGAGAAGCAGTCAGGGCGTCGAACATAGGTGATTTGTCTTTGCCTTTTCCAGTACCGCCACCAGTCGAACCGGCTACGATCTTATAAAGGGTCTCAGCGACGTCTTTGTATTCTTTAATGTTTGTAACCCGCATTGCAGGCTTTGGATTATTCAGGGGGTCCTGAACGTATTTAATCATGGCTTCCAAATGCTCAGCATTGGCAACAGCCATCATAGAGGTAAGGAAGTCAACCTGGTCAAGAACAGACTTTACGACCTTAGCACGAACTCGGTCCTGCAGGGTGTGCTGCATTCTGTCGCGGTCTTTGGCCCAGCCCCGTAGAGCTGCGGTAAGTGCAATTGATCCAATTGGATGGTTTGGGAAGTTTTGAGCGATCTTAGCGATCGAGTCCCCGAGGAGATACATTTCGTACAACTTGGCAGCCTCAAGGTCTTGTAAAGCCCCAGCGGTCTTATTCTTGCGCAAGTGCTTAGTAGCGAGTTTGATCTCCTCTTCGCTAAGCCCGTACTTTTCTTCGTCTGTCAGATTTTTCTTTAGTGCCATACGCCTCTTCCCAGCACTTATTATACCTGATTGTTGCTAGAGTCTGCTTGATGCGCACCTGACTAATACCTTTTATCTCAGATATTTGGAGTGACTCGCACCCAAGCACTAGTAAACAGATGATTGAGCGTTCGTATTCGGTGAAATTATTTTCAATTAGTTGTTGCAGACCCTCAGAAAGAGGATTTTGCACAAGAGCCCAGATGGACTTTTGTAACTCAATATCATCACTATTTTCGGCTTTGATACGCGCTAAGCGCGCGTTGAAAGACTCAACGGTATTACCGCTGAGATAATGAACCCAAAGATCTTGCCTAGTATCTTCGTCGTTACTTAGGCAGTTGATCAAGTTGCTGACTTCGTCCAGCGATCTCACTTTGTTCTCCAAGGCCCTCTACGTAGGTGTTGAAGTCCATCACTGAGAGGGTGACGTTCCAAGTAGGCCCGCAATAATCCTTAACCAGCTTGGTCAGGATTTGATTGAAGTCCAAAGCTCCTTGTTTCTTAAGGAAGCGTTTGAAACGCCACAAGCCAAACAGCGTTGTGGACTTAGAGAGAACTTGGTACTGTGCCATCTTCTTAAGAAGATCTGAGTTAACGTAGATCTTGTAGTGAACCAGCTTATTGTCTGGCTCTAAATCTAACTCAACGGCCTGTACTTCCTTGTGAACAATAGATCCACAAAAGAATAGCTGGTTCTTTACGTCATCAGTGATGAAGCCATTATTCAATAGCCATCTACGCTGATCAACGTATTCCTCCAGGTTCATTTCTTTTTTAGAGTCCATATTGTCTCCTAGGTGTTCTCACCTGAGTTAATTATACCAGGTCGTTGCCGCTGTCAAGTGACTCGAATACTTCTAGAGCTTTCAACTTAAGAAGCTCCTTATCAATTGAGCCGTTATATACTTTATCTATGTACTGTGATACTATGGAAGATAGTGACGTTGCTTCAATTCTGACTTGACGTTTCTCTTTGTCAGTGAATACGGTCTTGATTTTTA